GTCCGATACCACTCCCTAGCCATCTCCCGACACCTTTCATGTGAGGCATGTTAAACATGCTACCCAATTTGGCACCTACAATGGCACCGGCTTTTGAAAACGGTTTATCCTTCACTTTCGCTTGTTGTGGCTGCTTTTGCTTTGCTGCAGCTTGCTTGCGCTTTGGTTTATTGTTTGTTGGCATTGTATTGGATACCTGATACCATACAGGGACTGTACATCCAATAGCAACTATATAAGGGCCTCCGTGCAGTCTCTTGGCATTCTGGTTAGCACTAAAGTAATAGTTTTGGGGCATTACGCCACTGGACCCAATTCCGGAACCACCCGGACAACAGTTTAAAGACGTGTTGTGGTCATAATCCTTGGTATCGGACCCCAAGGGGACGTGCCATACTGATGGCACCACACACCTATTTCGGCGTGGAGTAAGGGAGAAGAGTGTACAATTGCTCCTCCCCACATTGCTCCCACCAGGAATGTTGGATTGTGTCATGGTAATTTTCAATGGCTATTTGAGAATCGGGAGGTATGTCAAATGCAAGGTAAAATGACAGCCTAGCCTCGGCTGTCGGTTCACAGTACCTCCTACACATCCCCTTGCCTAGCATTTTCATGCCGGTACGCAAAGAGGGATCCTCAAGAGGACTGGCACCATTGCAAGACCGTACAAACGTGGCATAGAAATTTTGCCAAACTGGTATTCCTCCAGTTAGGCTCATTCCACCTTGTCCGACGGCTGACATCCATCTCTCAAATGTTTTATTGTTTTGGAGATGGGTAACAGACATAGCATCTTTAGCCATAGCAATCCTAGGATCACGCACCATAATGTATTCTGCACCATCAAAAACTGGGTGGGATTGACAAAATTCTATGTGTTCAAGGATATACACGGGTTTTTCAACCTTCATGTGAAATCCCATAGACATAAACCAGTCACGACACCCTTCCAAAAACCTAGCCATATCACATTGTTCCATTATGGCCACACAATCATCGCCGTCATTGACCAACGACATTTTTACCCCCACCTTATTTGCCCAACAATACATCATTGAGGCCATTAAGGTACAGTTACCAAGTGCAGTATGCGGATGACCACTTGCTCTCATACCTTTTACAGTATATTTGCAATAGCCATTTTCTGCTCTAGCGTAACCGGTTTGATTACGTGTCCATTTCAACATTTTCCTAAGATACCCATCACCTGGATAGAATGATTGGTAAATCGAGTGTTCAAACTCTAACGCTTCTTCCGACACATGTTGATCAAATCTAGATGCATCGAACCCTATCGCTACGGGTTTGACAAATCTTTTCCAGTGTCCATATATAGCGTTCCCACGCTTAATGGCATTTAATCCTTTAAAGATTGTCGGGAGATTGTGGTCATCTCCTCCAAACATTTTATCAATATGCTTGTAAATTTTCTTCTCAATAGGCTTAATGTACCTACCCAACTCCAATAAGAACCTAGAGTGACATGGTTGAATCAATCTTGGTACCGGTACTTTCCCTCCTTCCTCTGACAACACCTTCTCGC